GTGAGGTAGTTGGGTTGATTGACGAACGCACACAGGAACAACTCGATAGACAGCGGAACCGAACACGACAACAGAGCGGCTTTAACGGCGACCCACGATGAAGATAATTCTTGATCCGCTTGGAGACGCCGTAGAGCTGACGGCAGAAGATGATTTGAAGCGGTATCGGATTGAGAAAGTCCACACTGCTGTTGGCGAACTGCAAGCGACTCTTGCAGGGAAGTTCAACACAGTCCGGCCGTATGTGGCGAGAACAGCCCGCTTTGACGTGGAGATAAACGGCTCTGTCGAGTTCAATGGGTTCCTCTTAGACGCTGAGGAAAACGTCGAAACCGGGAGTGTCACGCTACAGGGTGCCGGGATAGCAAATAGACTTGAGGAAACGCGACCTGATTACGACAACCTCGGTGGCAGTCTCACTTACAGTGACATAACCGTAGAGGATGCAATAGAGGATTACTGGACACGCACGCCGTTCTTCAGCGGGAATATCACCGTTCACCCGCAACCAACTGAATCCGTTGCCACGGACGCACAGACGCAGTTTGCGGACGCTAATACGCAGTTCAATAATCTGCTGTCAGTCCCCGACACTGAGCCGTTCATTGTACAGAGTGGGGAGTTACAGTTAGCACAGACCAACTTCTTCATTGAAGCGGAAGATGCGGTCTTCACAGGGACACAGATAGGTACCGCAGATACGGGTGTTGATTACTCAAATGCCCAAGCGGTCAGACTAGGCGCAAATGGCGATGAGGTGACTGACTCAAAAGTCTTTGACTACGATATACCGAGTGGTGAGGCAACATTCCGTGCGCGTGCCGAGCTGAACAACCTTGATTCGGAGGTATCGCTACAACTTGATGGGACTGAAATTCGTGACTTGAGCTTTGGCGGACAGAGTGACAGTATTTCATGGCGGTTCGGCCTTGGTTCAACAGCGCCCGCATTGAGTGCCGGTAGCCATAGCTTTACCATTGAACTCAAAAACTACAATTCAGGCAACATAGAAATTGACTGCGTGAGCTTCCGGGATGATAGATTCTCATATACGGAGGATAACACGGTTGACACGCAATTCAATACACTCTCCGGGCCTGAGTTGTTCCCTGCCGGTCGACAGCAAGCGTTTGACGAGGCACTTGTCAGTTACAACATCACTGATACAACGGTTGACGTGACTGAGGCAGAGGGAGAGACAATCAATCAACTTGCTGTCTCAAGTGACGACGGCACAACGTTTCAGACGGTTACAGGCACGAATAGCAACACGTTCGCCGTCTCCGATGATACACGCTCAGTAATTCCACGGCTTGAGTTAGGACGCTACCAGTTTAACGCGACAACTAGCCCCGACACAGGCGACGGCGGCCACGCGATTGACGTATACGAACTACTCACGTCGGGGAATAACCTCACGGTGATTGACGACTTCCCGGAAGAGCGCTCCGCCCCGGCCGTCCACGCGGGCCTAGAAGAGCGCGGCCCGCAGCTCGGCCAGTACCAGCGGCGGACCTACAACGCCGACGTGCGGCGGTCCAGCGACGGGCAGTCTACCACCGTGATCATCAACACCGATGCGGTGGACGGACACGGCACGATCGTCGATCCGAGCGGGATGCGGCTGCAGCACGGCAACCGCCGGTTCAGCCGGAATTTCTTCATCAATCACGACATGAACCTGCTGGCGGGCGAGTCTCCCGACCCGCAGTACCGCGGGGACGCCCTGCAGGTGCAAGTCTCCGACGACGCGTGGGACCACGAGGACGAGCTCGTGGAGCGCTGGTACCGGAAGGTGAAGAAAGGTCTCCCCACTCAGGCCTCCATCGGCTTCATGCCCATTGACGGCGAGTACACCGAGCGCAACGGCGAGCGCGTGTACCGTTACACCGACTGGATGCTGCGGGAGTGGAGCTTTGTCCCCATTGCGAGCAACCCGGAAGCGGACGTAACCAGCCGGACCCCGGCGTCGCGTCTGGAAAAGAAACTCGAACGACTCGAACGCAAGCTATCCCAGGTCGCCCCCGAGGCGCCCGACTCGTCCGAGGACACGTCCCGCTCTACGCCGGACGCGGCCTCTGCCGATCAGGACCCCGAGGGTAAGGCCACCGACGACGGCACTGACAGCGGTGCACCCGGCTCCACTGAGCCGACCCGCGTCCTCACAGTGCAGGACGCCGAGCGCCTTCTCCGTGAGCGGGACCGCAAGCGCCGCGAGAAGGCCGAAGAGATCGCCAAACGCAAACTTGGAATGGCCTAACACCGACCCTTATGGAAACCGACACAGACGATTCCGACACGCAGGAACGCGACCAAGAGGTCGTGACCCTTGACGAGGTCAAGCGCGAACTTGACGGGGAGCCCGAGCCGTCTGATCAGGAGATTGAGGCCGCGATTGAGCGGCTTCAGGACGAGCGTCGGGCCGACTCCGACAAAGAGGAGCGAATCAACCCCGACGCCGGCGAAGAGGCCGGCGGCCGGACCCGCGTCATCGGCCCGGTGATTGAGCCGTGGAAGCGGCGCACCGCCCGGTACTTCGACGCCCGTGCGGCGCAGTTTGAAGCGCGGCAGGGTATCGGGACCACCTCCAGACAGGAAGCCGAGCACACGATGCGGGAGTTCCGGCAGGAGGTCGCCAACATGGAACGGCGCCAGATCGCCGACGAGCTGGAGCGTTCCGTGGAGATCCTCGACGAGGCGAACCTGAGCGAGTCGAAGCGCGCGGCCTACGTGTCTGCTCTTCGGCTCACCGACGTGGAAGAGCGCCTGCAGACCACGTCGACGACTGACACGCCGTCGGCGGGATACCTGCTCCCGAAGCCGTTCCTCGCAGAGCTCTTCGTGATCCTGGAGGACTTTGGCCTGGTGCGGCGTCTTTTCCGCACGGTGCCGATGTCCAGCAAGGACATTGACCTCAAGAACGTCCTCGGCAAAGTGGTCGCCTACTGGACCGACGAGGGCGCCAACATTGAGGAGTCCGACCTGCAGCTCGGCGAGGAGGAGCTGGTGAACAAGGGTCTCAAGGGCATCACGTCCTGGACCCGCGAGCTGGAGGAGGACATGGCGATCAGCCTGCTTCCGGCCGTGCAGGAGCAGTTTGCCGAGTCCATTGCCGAGAAGGAGGACAAAGCGGGACTGCTGGGCGACGGCACCAGCACGTACGGCGGGTTCACGGGCTTGCTGAACCTGTCGGGCGCCAACACCATCACGGCTAACACGGGCAATACGACCGCCACCGACGCGGTCACGGAGGACAACCTCCGAGCGATGCGGGATGACCTCTCGGAGGCACGGAAGATGAACGCCCGCTGGATCATGTCCGACACGATCAAGTCCCTCGTGGCGAAGATCGAGGACGGCGCCGGGAACCGCATTTTTCACGAAACGATTGATGGGAGCGAGCCGGACCGCCTGCTGGGCTATCCGATTGAGGTGTCCGAGGCGATGCCGGACGCGACCGACGTGTCCGCTGGCGAGCCGTTCGCGATCTTCGGCAACCCGCAGCGGGCTTTGCTCGGCCAGCGTCGTGGCGTGACGGCGGACGTCTCTGAGGAGGCGGTCATTCAGGATGGCTCCGGGGGCATCGTCTACAACGCGTTCCAGGCCGAGGGGAGTCTCCTCCGCATCAGCGAGCGCGTCGGTTTCAAGGTGCCGACCGCCTGGGAGGATTCGTTCTCGATTCTCGAAACGGCCTCCAGCTAAGCGCTGACCGGTTGAACTGACGCGGCACCGCCGGGGCCCGAAGGCTCCGGCTGGTGTCTTATTTTGCACGCAAACGGGCACCGTGCCCACTACTGACATGGCTTCTACCTACTATCATTTGATGAAGCGCAATGGCCGGACCACCGGGAAGACCGGCGATCCGGGGAAGGTTTACACCTACGACCGCGGCGACATCGTTGCGGCGCCGAAATCCGAGTTCAAGCACCTGCCGGGCGGGGCCACCGAAGCCTTCAAGTCCGAGGAGAAGGCGGAAGAGGCAAAGGAGAAGTACCTGGACGAGTTGGGAAAATAAACACGGGCGGGACCTACGAATCCCGCCCCGAGCTTGCCGACTCGCAGGTATTCAACCGCAGCTGACCGCCCGACTGAAATCCGATGGCCTACCGAGACCTCATTACATACGACCGGGTCAAGGCCGCTGACTCAGCGAAGATTACTGAGCACGAAGAGGCGGCTGAGGTGCGGGACGTGATCCAAGGCGTGAGCTCCTTAATCCGCTCGCGGCTGGGGCGCGTGGTCATTGTGGAGGCGGTGACGCAGCGCTTTGCGCCGCACCACTGGACGCAAGACGCAACGACTCGCAGCTCCTCCGACCGGCAGGCGTACGCCGACGAGCAGCCCCTTGTAGAGATCGCGCCGGATGATCAGCAGCCTCCCGACGTGATTGATGGCGTGGAGGTTCGGACGGAGCGGACCTTCCGGTCGCCGACGAATGCGCCGGGTGCCCTGCGCTACTTCGCGGGATGGCGCCGACCGGATCAAGTGCTTTCCAGCCCGGAGGCGAACGAGCGGGAGTTGCCGACAGGGACCGATGAGACCCTTGAAGGGCTGACCACGCTGCCGCCGACGCTTCCAGGCATTTTCCAGGAGGCAGCGGTGGACCTTGCGCTACACGTGATCAAGCGCCGGGATGAAAACCTTGGGCAACGCTCGACGCGGTCAATCGGCTCGGAGCAGGTGGTGGTGGAGGGTGCCGACAGCGGGTTTATACAGCGGCAGATCGGTCGCCTTTCTCGTTATGACCGCTCACACGTGCTGCGGTAGCGATGGCTGACAGCTTGCAAGAGCTCAAGGATGCGGTCCGCACGCGTCTTTTGCGGACCATCGTGGACGCGGTGGAGGACCTGTTGTTACAAGGTAGTAGCCGCATCGGGGCGATTGCTACGAGCAAATACATGCGAGATGCGGGCAAGGCCGCCGGGCGCGGAGACACGACGCTCGGCCCTAACGGCACAGACACCTTGCGAATTGTGACCGGGCGGCTTGCGCGAAGCCTGACTGGTGCCCGCACTGACCGAAATGCACCAGAAAGCATCAGCCGCGTAGAGCGCGTTGCAGACGCGGCGGTCCAGCTGATCAAAGGCACCCGCGTTGAATACGCCGAGGTACACGAGGAGGGATTTCGCGGCACCGTTGACGTGCGGCCGCACCGACGCACGATGGAGCAGGGGTTCGGGCCGGACACGCTTTATCCGATGGAGGTGGTGGTAGGACGCCATACACGACAGATGGACATCCCGGCCCGGCCGTTTCTGGGTCCCGCCGTCGAGGACTACATGCAAGAGTTACGCCAACATGCCCCCGACGAAATTCGACAAGCGATCCGCGACGCACTCCGCATATGATCACACGCCACGAAAAGCAGGAGGCACTTACTGAGCTGTGCGACGAAATCCTGACCGCGATCCGCGGCGGGCTTAAGAGCAATGCCCGCTACCGGAAAGTTGGTACAGGCCGGTCGGCACAAGACAAAATCATGGGGGACCCGGCCTACTACCTGGAGACCTACTTTGCCCCTGATCAGTCCTCCCGGACAGTAGACACGCTGGAAGGGGCGGCCTCAGAGGTGGTGCACAATTACCAAGTGAGCGTTTGGTACGAGTACGACGACGCCGACACATACGAGCAGAGCTCGCAGAAAGAGTATGAGCAGCTCATCGAAGGCACCAATGGGCTCTTACCGACGCTTCGCGGAAGCCCAGAACCGGGGTCGCCGGGGCACCCTGACGTTGCGGACTGGCCCGACACGACGGAGCTGGGGCAGCCGCAGGACGTAGCGGAGCCGATCGTGGACCTTGACAACCGCGGCCGCCTCGCGCACCTGTGCCGCTTCCAAATCGCCCTTACGCACACGACACTCTAGCACTGACCACACAGACCAATGGCTAAAATTGACATCCCCGAGCCCCGCAATCCGTTGCCGAAGGGCGGTTCAAGCCTGCTCCAAATCGGCATCACCGACAACGATGCGGACGCAATTTGGGGCAATCGGTTTGCGCATACGATCATCGAGTTCGACGACGCAAACGACGAGATCGTGATCGGCGTGGACCGGGCCCCCGACTACGAGGCGGGCGAGTCCTTTCGCGTGCGAAATTCCGACTCCAACGACGGGGTATTCACGGTCGCCAGTCAGCCGACTTGGGACGACGACAACACCGAGCTTGCCATCCCGGTGCAGGAGTCGGTGTCCGCCGAAACGATCAGCGGCACCCCGATCATCGAGCCGGTGTGGCTCCGCGGCGGGTGGCAGCCGCTCGCCAAGAACTTGGGCGGCGGCACGCTCACCGAGTCGCAGGATGCGGAGCGCGTCAAGGACGAATTCGGGTCGGAAGTTGGCGAGGTGGTGAACAACCAGGAAATCATCATTGCTAACGAGGTGATGGCGAATAGTGATCGCTTTTACCTGCTCGTGAAGTGGCTGGAAGCGGAGTTTGTAGACGCTCGCTACCCGCTCCCGACACGGAAGAACGGCAACTTCGAAGAAATCGGCGGCGACCGATACGCTGACCTGCGCGCCTTCCCGCGCTTGTCCGCCTCGGCCACCGATCGGGAGGAAAGCCTTGACGACGAGGAGCAGCGCTCCCTTTCCTTTGAGGTGGTCGCTAGTAAGCCGCCCTCTACTTCCGCTTACGACGAACCCCAGCTCCGAGAGACGCTCAACTGGGATGTGCAGTCGGGCTGGCCCTCGAACTTCGACCCCTGGAAAGACAGCGCCTACACTAGCACACGTTCCACCCCCTAAACTCATGATTGAGCGACTGTCTACATACTGGAAGGCCCTTTGGTGGCGTCTGTCCGACTGGGCGGAACGCCTTTCGGCGTGGCTGCATCCAGGCTACCGGATCGCGCCGCTCACGGCCGAGCGATACGAGCGGTTTATGAGCTTCTGGCAAGACCTAGGGTTCCGGGAGGCGTACGACTCGATGCAAGAGGAAGCTGTAGGTGACGGCATGGACGGGGCGGCGATCCCTGACCTGAACGGCGGAGAAGCTGAGGTGGATCAGGAGGCGGCCAAAAAGATCCGGCGGCGCTTCGAGCAGGAAGGGCGGCTTAGGCAACTGGTCACGATCCTTCTCGACGTACCAGAGGACAGGGCGGGGGAGGTGCCGCTCGACCTGGTGGAGACGGTGCTTGCGGATTTTATTCTCGCCTGCGCTCAGCACAGGGCGCGGCTGCTCGGCATGCAGAGCGCCACCGAATCGACATCGGAAGCGCAGGCGTAGGCAATCCGTTTGATGTCTACCTCGGGGAGCTTGTGGCCTTTCTGGACGAGCAGACGGGCCACTCCTACACCGAGCTCATGCAGATGCCCTACGAGGACTTTCTGATCCTCAACCTCGACGTGCAGGCGCACCTGATGACGAAGCAGGACGCCATCGACGACGCCACTTCTTGACGCACCCCTTCAAATGCCTATCACAGAGCGAGTTACCGTACGATCGGAGATTGACGGAGACCGGGCGACTGTGGCGGGGCTCGAAAAAATTGAGAGATCGATTGAGGAGGCGGAGGCGTCCGCATCCTCGTTCGGCGGGACGATGGACAAGGACATGCGCCAAGCTGCTACCGCCACGGAGCAGGCCGAACAGGCCACCCGCTCGTATGCCAATGCCGCCGATCGTGCGCAGGCATCCACGTCGGGGATGCGGAGCAGCGTTTCCTCGTCGGCAAACCAGCTTGGGTTTGAGTTTGTATCCGCTGCCCAAGACGCTCAGTTTGGGATGGCGGGTGTGGCAAATCAGATTCCTTTAATGACTGAGCAGTTCACTCAGCTGCAGTCAAAAACCGGGTCCACATCCGGCGCGTTGGCGGCGCTGGGAAAGTCATTGACAGGCCCCGCCGGCATCATCGGCGCGTTCACGCTGCTCATCCAGCTCGGGCCACAGATCCAGAGCTTCTTTGCCGATATGATTGAGTCGGCAAGTGGCGCCGAGGATCAGCTTTTCGCCACGAAGAAGGAAGTAGAGTCCATAAAGTCGGCGGCGGAGGATCTGGTGTCGGCGCCAGAACTACAAGATGCAGAGTTTCGTATAGCCGACCCTGACGAGGCAGCCCGATCCGTGGAGCTGTTAGAGGCCCGTGCGGAGCGCCAAAGAGAGGAAGCCGAGCAAGCTGAGCGGCTTCTCCAGCTTCGTGAGCAGTTTAGTGATTCTAGGGCTACTGCAGACGGATTAGATCCTGGTCAGGCGCGCGAATTCGCGCAGCTTCAAGAACTGGAGGAGCAGTTTTCAGGCGTCGACAACCTTGAGCGCTTCATCCGACAGCGGAGCGGGGCGGCCGAGGCCGGACAAGCGATCGCGCAGCAGATCAAGCAAGGACTTCGCGAAAACTTTGGGCAGCAGGAAGTTCGGTCCATTTTGGAGCGCGGGTTGCAGGGTGTCGAAGAGGTGACTGAGGCGACGGAAGAGGAAATTCAAAACGCCCTCGACCCCAGACAAGAGCGCCTCGCCGGCGGCACCCGCGGGCAGGGCGTACCCGAAGGCGGCGACCTCGATCCGCTCAGTCCAGATTTTCCCGGCGGCGACGTGGGGCGCGGGCAGGGGACGCACCGGCTAGAGGAAAAGTCGCAGATCACAGACGAGATCAAAGAAGGTCAACAGGCGGCCAACCAGCAAATTGTTCAAGGAATCCAGCTTGCCGGGCGGCTTGGGCAGACCTTAGCACAAGCGTTCCAGAAGGGGGATGTGCAGGCGACAAAGCTCTTAGGCACAGTTTTGCAGCTTGTTGGCTCTGCAGTAGGTGCAGCCAACCCGATCCTTGGCGCTGCACTATCGGCAGGGGGAGGCATTCTGGGCTCATTCGACGAGGGCGGGTACACTGGCCCCGGTGGCAAGCATCAGCCCGCAGGTGTCGTCCACCGAGGGGAGTACGTGATGCCGCAAGAGGCAGTGGATTCCCTTGGGCTCGACACCATGCGACAAATTCACAGCATGGCTGCTAAGACGCCGACCCGAGCGGACTTGGACCGCATTGCGGGCGTGCCCGGCTACGCGACCGGCGGCCTCGTAACGGCAATGACGGGCACCTCTAGCGGCGGGGCACAAGACGACATGCAGGCGGTCGTAGACGAGGTGCGGGGCCTCAGCGAAGAGGTCGCCCGCCTAAAACGGCAGCCTCCTCCTGTGATGATCAGCCGGCGCACCGCGCGGGATACGGTAGACGAAGGGCAAAAAGAGCTCTCTCGTACCTCAAACGGATTTGTAAGCCCCGATGCGTGATATTACCCTCACTATATCGGCAGGCGGCTCTCTATACACCTACAACAACGAGGATCTCAGCGTAGATGTGGGCACCGTCGACGTGCAGGTGAGCGACCTCGATGTTGAGTTGCAAGATATTCCTGTGACGGTACAGGATAGCGTCGCCGGGTACACTGACGGGACCAGCCTCCCAGAAGAGCTTTGGCGCGCAAAGTTAGAGGCTGCTGATGGGACGGTCTTTGTT